TTCTTTTCTACTTTTAGCGGAGCTTCAAAATGAATATTAATATTGCGCTCGACCATCTTGATTGATTTATATTGTGCAATAACTTGATTGTTAATTTTTACTTGATACCCACCAGCACATGCTTCTACATTGCCAACTTTTTTATTGTCCTCTTGCAAGATCCAAAATTGTTTGTCAATTACGGCTTTAGCTACAATACTCATTTTTTGCTCCTTAAATTTCTGCATTCGTCCTGCACTGATTGCGGAACATCGGGGTGCCATCCGCCAATTAGTACTCGACAATCATATTTTACAACCACCACTGAACTTTTATCAGCAGGCCAAAAAGCCAAAGTTAACATAGCTATTAAAATACCAAATGTTACAGTAACCCAAAATATATCTTTAGCCATTTAATAATCCTGCATAGGTTTTATTCATCCACTGCCCAAATGATTCAGCATTTTCAGAACATTTATTTAATTCATACTTGCCACAGAACTGCATAAACCGTACACCCACTTGCCCTACATCTTTGTGACTAATTTGTTCAATAATTGTAGTATCAACTAGATCTTTAATTGCTGGTGGTTGCGCTGTTAAATCAATTAATGTGCGATTACGATCGTAGTCATCTAACACACGATGTTCTACACCATCTGGATCTGTCCAGCGTTGTAACATCATGTTGTTCCAGTTGTAACCTTTTTTATCCTTGTCAGCAAACGCTTCTTGTAAGCCAACTTTATTTTTTGTGCCTTTCGTACGGACCCCTGGGAACGCACTGAAGACATTATCCGACGAATCGCCGCGCATACACTTTTCGAAGAGTAGCCACTCTGGGTTAGGGATTTGCTTAGGTTCTTTAGTTTTCTTATCGATGACTGCTTTTCCTTTAGCATCAAAGATTCCTTCCACTGTAATTAGTTCGTCTGTAATACCGTTATACTGTTTGACATTTGGTGCTACGAGCTGAACAAAGTCTGTATCACTACTGATAACAACATGTTCATCTTGGGGATGTAAAGCTATCCAACGAGCTATAATATCATCGCCCTCTGCTGTTGGGCAACGTATAACACTACAATTCGTCTTCTCAGACAAGTATTTAGTTAGGTTATCATAGGTTTCCCAGAACATTTTATCTTCTTCTGCTTCATGTTCTGTCAATGCGGCACGGGCCACAGCACGATTAGCTTTGTAGGGCTTATATGCGTCCTTGCGCCAGCTACGCCCTTCCAAAGCAAACACTACATGATCCGCTTCAAATCTACGGGCCATTTTGTTGGCAGCCATTAAAGTAACATGGAGGGCAAATCCTACCTTTTCCCAAGTGTCGCTGGCACGAAATGCTCCGTGTCTGGCTCTAAAGAATAAGTTAGCTGTATCTATAAGGACATATTTCATATTATTATAATAACAGAACTTTTGGTAAAAGTCAAGTGTTTTTAAGTAATTTAATGGTTTCGGCTTCGACTACACGCTTACGCAAACTCGAACTGCTAAAAGAATGATCTCGTTCGTTAAAAATTGGTTGAATACCTCTTTGATATCCTTCTTGCTTGCCTGTATATTCTTTCTCTTCATACTCAACCCCCAGAATCCGAACATCAATTGGTAGTATTAACAGCAAGTCTACTAGGTCCTGTTCAGTTTGGTAAACAACCACTTCGTCCACATAACGGCAAGCAGCCAATTGAATTTGGCGCTCTACAATACTTTGCACAGGTTTGTTTTTGGTATCTGGGCGATCAATGGTTGGATCTGTTTGTAGTCCAGCAATTAAGTAATCGCAATGATTTTTTGCATCGGCTAACATAGCAATATGCCCTGCATGAAGCATATCAAAGGTAGAGAAGGTAATGCCAATCTTTTTACCTTCTTCTGTGAGTCTACGGATATGATTAAAAATCATTAACTGACTTCTGACATGCCACCGCCAACATCTTTAGACTTAACCACACGGTTATTCATGGCTTCATATTGTTCGGCAGTTTCTAATACTACATTTCGGCATACCGCAGTAAACCAGCGATCAACAATATCAGCATCACTATCTCTAGGATCCATTTGATATCCATGACGAATAAGATCGGCAATCATTTTATCATTCCAATCAAATTCAAATGATCCGTTGTTAATATCATTAGGATCAATTTCCATACTTAATACTTCAAAATATGGCTCGCCTTTATCTGTGGCAATTTGTTTAGCAGATTTAACTTGTTCATATGTTACCTCTGCTATTTTTTTCTTTTTAAATAAATCTTTTAATTTTTCTAACATATTAAGTTCCCCACTCATTTTTAAACAATGGAACCTGTAGTCGATCACTGTATCGTAATCCATGTTTCATTGCTAATTCTGCTACACGACGATTGTTTAGTGAATATACACTTTCCACTCCGCCTACTGGCATTAGATAGATAGGACCTTTAAATCCTGCGGCACGATAAATGCCGCCAGTCATAATAGCTTCCATAGCATCCGCTTCGCTAGCCACAACAAATTTTAAGTAAGCATATCCTACTTCTTCGTACTCACAAACAACATCTGGACGAATAGCTTCGGCCCGACTCTCACCCGAGTTACTTAACTTGGCACTGACACTAAATGTAACTTCATTAGGAAAACCACGACCATCTAGTTGCCAATTTGTTAAATATTCTTTAAACTCTGGGGTTAGTTTTTGAGTTCCGTTTGTTTCAAATGTAATTTCTTTAAGGCTAGCCATCTTGGGATTACTCAATAAATCTGGATATGCTCTTTGCCAACCTAGCAATGGCTCGCCGCCGGTAATAACCAAATGTTCATCACGCCATTCACCAAATGGAAGAATTTCCATAATGCGGTCGGCAATACCATCAGTTTCTATCATGGGTGATAGATTTTTAAAATCGGGATGCCAACTAGCATAGCTGTCACAGCCTGTTGATACCAACGGCAAATCTTCATACTTTGTAAACATATGAGCGACCTGGGCAATATCTTCAGCTTCGATACTGGATTCACCTTTAGGCATACCAAATCCTGCACACTTAAAATTGCAGCCGAAGGTTCTCAAGAAGACACTAGGGACTCCCATATATCGACCTTCACCTTGAATACTATAAAATAATTCTGCTATTTTTAATTTACTCATTGCCACCACGCCTCCCAGGGAAAAACAATCCACGAATCTTCTTCAGCCTTATTTAGGCCGACAGCCGAATAACTAACATTTAATTCACTACGACTTGCTTCATTATCTACTAATACAGCAATACGCACATTATTACCCCAAACATCGTTCCAGCGTTCATCATCTGGTAAACAACCAGATTGCCAGTCTTGTTTAATCCAGTTAAGTGTAGCGCCAGTATCGTTAATGTCATCTACGATAAGAATGTTTGTTTTGCCATCACCCGAACACATTGGGTCGTGAATTGCGTAACCAAATGCATCTTCGGCCATCCATAGATTACTTTCTGACTGTGAATTGTCATCACGCAGACTTACTTTAAGAGTTTCCATTCGGCACCCTAAGTATTGACTAATAAGATTAGCTGGCACTAACCCGCCTCTTGTAAGGCCTACTACATAGTCAGGACGCCAGCTATCTAAATGAATTTGACGCAGGATTTCTTGTGTTTGTTTCTCAACATCCTGCCAGGAGTAATAGATTTTCTTCATACACTTATTATACATAAGTGTATTTAAAAAGTCAAGTGATTATGATAATATTTTTTTGATGCCTTTTTCAAAGCTCATTGGCTCGTAATCGGGCATAATACTGCGTAGCTTGGATATATCTGGACGACGATTGGCAACTGATCCGGGCATGCTTGGTAATTGCTCAAACACAGGATTTTTATGTCCAAGTTCATTGGCGATAACTCGTACAGCATCGCCAATTGATATTTCGCGGTCGTTACCAATATTAACCAATTCGCGGTTGACTGTTTCGGCAACATAGATGCTGGCCCGAATAGCATCTTCTACATGGCAAAAACTACGGGTTTCTTGAGAGCCAATAACACTGAATATACCATTCTTGATCTTATTGATTTGATCGCCGAGGAAATGTCCTTGCTTAGAGTTTTCACCATACACATTAAAATAACGCAACATTACATAAGGCAAGTCTGAATTGGCCAAATAGTTTTCACTGGTAATTTTAGCCAAACGATATGACCAGCGGGCATTATGGATATCTTTAATAAACACATCTGTGTTTTCTGGCACCGGGCTGGTAGGATCATCTGCTACAATTTCTGAACTTGATGCATACACTAATCTTTTTAAGTTGGTACACTCTGCAGCAAATTTAAAAATGTTCAAATCACAAACAAAATTGTTGGCCAACACTTTGTTAGGCATTTTATAAAAATTAGTAGTACCGTTGATAGCACCATAATGATAGATATAATCAAAATCTCTTGGCAATTGATTTAAGTCATCTACACTATTTAGATCAATACGATACCATTCGTCACATGCTGGAATAGTTGTACTACGACTATGATTATCTACAGCATAGATAATATGACCTGCTTCTTTAAGTTGACGGCAAAATTCTGTACCTAATAAACCACTTGCACCTGTGACTAAAATTTTACTCATTTATTTAAGCCTTTGTTATCTTCTTGCACTGCGTCAATCATTGTGTAGTTTAATCCTAATTTCTTAACCAAGTTAGCCCAAGCACTTGTATCCTTAGGCAAACAATGCCCGCCAAATCCACGCAAGTTATCATTACACATTAAGTATGCTGGATTAAAGCAATCACGCTTGATAATAGCATTGTAAACATTATTGTAGTCTACGCCAAGAGCTTTACATACATCATAGGCAATGTTCGAGAAAATAATTTGTACAGAGTGGTTTACATTATTAAAGTATTTTACAACTTCTGCTTCTGCTGGTTTAACACAAGCAACATTGCGTGGTAAGTTACCGTGAATCTCTTTAATCATATCAAAATCTTCGTCACGGTCACTACCAATAATCAGCAAATCGTGATGATACATAAAATCAGCCAATGCTGTTTTAGCCCGAAGGAATTCTGGAACAGAACAAATACGCAAACTTGGATGTTCAGCACTTAGTCGATCGCCGGTGCCTGGAACTACTGTACTTTTAACTGCTACCAAACCTTTGTAGCCTGCTTGATCTAATTCAGTAATTACTCGTTCTACAATACTTGTATCACAATCGCCATTTGGTGCTTGGTTGGTCGGAACACAAAGGAATACACAATCGGTATCTAATACATCTTGTAATGTTGATCCTTCATATGCGGGATCAAAAAAACTCATTTGGTGACCCAAATGATTTAGCCCTTCATATACTGCTTTGCCTACTGTACCTTTGCCGATTAAACCAATTTTCATTCAATTCTCCTCTGGGTATTTCATATCAACAAGTTGATTATCTTTTGCTGACGCCATACTTAGTATTTCACCTGCTACATCTTCTGGTTCATAACAAAACGCCGAAGTTGTCATATCAATCATTGGAGTGCGTGTTCTTACTGGATTAATTAATCCTAAAGTTACATTGCTGTCACGGAAATAATCACAAGCACCTTGCCATACATTATATAGTGCAGCTTTACTGGCGGCGTATAAAATGTAGGACTTGCGCCCAGACCTATAAGCACTTGATCCTACCATAATAATCTTAACAGGTTTGTTGCTAGAATATCCTATATAGTGTTGAACAATGGACCAATTTGACCCAATATTAATATCAAAAGTTTTACTATGAGTTTCTTTATTGCCATTATCAAAATGGCCAACACAGTTGACAATTACATCAGGGTCAGTTGATAATAATAATTCACGCACATAATTATCAGCGTCGGGCTTACTAAAATCATGATCGGTGCTAGTAACTGGAACAACCGTATAGCCCGCTGCTGTAAATGCGTCTTTGGTAGCTTTACCGATTCCACCTGCGGCGCCAAATATTACCGCTGTTTTCATTCTGGAATAATACTGTTAACTCTGTAGGTATCGGACTCGTAGTCTTCGCCACCCCTTGGCCCTTTGGCAAACGCAATAAGTGTACACCCTTCTGCACCAGTACGCCAAGCATGAATTTCATTTGGCTCAGAGATAATAAAATCACCAGCACCTGCGGTAATAACATTAGCTGGCTCTTCGCTGTCTACTGGTTTAGAATAGTAGTCTAAAGATCCAGATAGGATATATGTAAACTGTGTAGTTTGTTTGTGATAATGATTAGCACGAACCGCCCCCGGAGTATTAGTAATAAGGCAAGCAGAGTTCATATCAACTAAATGAAATATATCAGTAATTGTTCCACGCTCGTCGGTAAAACTGCCTAGACCTTCTTCGTTGTTATTGTGAATGTTGTAATGTTTCATTGTGAGATAAACTTTGTGTTAGGGTTGATGCTTAGTATAGCGTTCTTTAGTCCTTGGCCAATATTCCAGCTGAGTACTAACGCATATGGATTGTCATGTTTAGCAAATTCATTATCATCTAGAATTGGAATACGGCTAAGTGGTGTGCGTTTGCCTTGCTTATGCTCGCTAGCATCTGTAATACAATGCAAATGAGTTTTGTTAATACCGTGCCAAGTTAACCAAGTATTTGCTTTAGCAGCGGCGCCAACTCCAATAACAACAGCCTCTGGATTTTTATATCTAAATTCATAAAAATCAATTAACCACGAATCGCGCTGATGCTCAAATTTCTTTTGTAATGTTGAATACATCTGTGGATCAAATAGTCCAACTTTGGTTTCGTAAGCAATAGCTTCTTTAACTTTGTCTGACATTCCGCGGCCAGTATCGTGCTGTGCTACCACACGAATACTACCACCATGATAGTCGACTATTTCAAAGTCTACAATTTCTAAACCTGCAGATTGTAATAGATTCCAAGAACTCTTAATAGTAAAGTAACTAATATGCTCGTGATAGACCATATCAGTAAACCGACCACTTTCAATCATGCTTAACCAATATGGCAATTCAAATATAAACACACCATCGAGGTCTAATAACTTGGCAGCACCGCGAGCAAAGTCTACAGGATCATTGGCATGATTGAATACATTATTGGCCATGATCAAACTAGCACGACCATAGCTAAACGCAACTGATTCGCCAACACTTGACGAAAACAAAGTATTTAAAGTTTGAATACCTTGTTGTTGGGCAATGTCGCACATGCTCTTAGAACTATCAATACCTAGTAATCTATTGTTGTCTGCGGTAAACTGTTTAATTAAGTAACCGTCATTGCTGCCAGCCTCTACAATTAAACCTGTAGGATTGTAACGATCCTTGACCCACTGAGCATAATTTTCCCAATGCGTTCTTGCTGTTTTGCTATTACTTGAAGTGTAACTATAGCTATACAAGTTATAGCGATCTTCGGCGTGACTAACATAGCCCAACTGTATGCCGCCAGATTCTGCATTTAAATGCAGTTCTAACGGAAATACTGGTTCGCTAAGATTAATTTGATCTGCGGCAATAAATGTATCAGCGTAGGCATGCTGGCCAAAATCTAAAATCTTTTCAACCGGCTTACCACTGATTATGCACTTATCTAAATGCTCGCTTTGTGTTATTTTGCTCATGAGGCCCTAACTGTTTGCATCATTTGTTTGTTAGGATCGTTGGCCCGTAGTTTTTCCCAAGGATCAACCTGGCCAGCTTTAACTTTTTCCCAATAGGAAGTATCTTGACCAACGGATTTTAAATAAGCAGCAATGACTTCGCAATCTTGTACCCTGGCATTTCCATATCGTGGATTATGAAAATCTCTAGGATCTGCTGGATTACCTTCAAAAGTTATTTTAGCTTTTTGTGTAGCATCGTTATTATTACCAGTGATATCATGCCTATCGTGAGTTACGTAAATGTTAACAATTTCCATAAGATCTAACATGTATGCTTCCTGACTTAATTCAGCGTCGACCATTTGATGTCTGGACATAAATTTAAATAAGTCATACCATGCTTTGGGATAGATAGGAAATATGCTATATGGGTGTTCTCTATGGGTATGAACTTTTAATAGTTTAAATTGGCCGTTATAAGATTTAACAACTTTGTCCCAACCTGTAGTTTCCATAAGGGCATCATCGTTCCATACAAATAACCAATCAGCAGAAGCCTGCTCAGCAAGTCCATTGTAATACAAATTTAAACCTTGATAACCTTTTGGCTCAAATAAAACAACGGTATAATGTGCGCCTTTTTCTTCTAACCATGGTTGAATATCGGTTGAAAAGTAGCCTAGTCCAATTTCGTCATCGTTGTCAAATCCAAATAGAATTTGTACACCGTTGATATCAACTACCCGATTTATAATACTAATTACACTTAATTTTAATGCGTCTGTGCGAGCACGGGTAGGAAGTAATACTGCTATTTTATAATCATTTTTTGATTTGGTCATTGTTAACTTTCATAAATTGCTAGTCTATTTACTAGGCAACGCCGACCACCATCAAATTTTATGTCACGCAAATAAATCCTCGTTCCATTCACGATGACCTTCGCGGAATGCCATATTGCTTTGTGTTTCACGCACTTCTACACGATAGCACCATAAGCGTTCTGCTTCACCTGGCCCCCAGTGGTCTGGAATATAAACACCGTTTATATACTTGTAAAGCATATCACTTAATGCCTCACAACCTAATGCTGGAAGTATAGTTAGCTTGGCTAACTTACGGCGCTCCATTTCTTTATAGAATTCTAATTCTGGATCATCTTGTGCTACTAGAGTGGTGTGATCAAATTGATCTTCTAAGATACCTTTAAGATCTTTAAGTCCACCGTAGTCGGCGGCCCAATTACGAACATCCAAAGTGTTAGTGCCAAAGTAAAACTTCATACTAAATGCATAACCGTGATTTAAGTTACAATGTGAGTCTGCTCGCCATTGACGATAAGCGCAAGGAAATGCGTTATGATACTCTTTGGTACTGGTATATTTGTAATTTACCGCTGGATATTGATTTGCCATTTATTTCTCCTATGTTAATTATAGCATAGATGGCAGAGTTTGTATAGCGGGAATGACATCAAAAGACCGCTGTAAGACTATTTAGTTTCTTCATTTACTACTGGTTTACATTTAAGTTTTTCATCGCAGACTTCAAATGTACCATTCTGTGTGTTCATTCGAACAATTTGTTCTTTATGGACAGTGAATGTATATTTGGCATTATCAATTGCCGGCATGGTCACCTGGTAACCTAGTAATGCACACATCAGCGCAGTGAGAGCTATCATTTCTTATAGTTACCTTTGCCTGGTATTGTATTTCGTACGCCGCCCACCGGATCTTCGACATCGCCCGCTCTGCGTGGTATAAGATGAATATGGGGCCAGTTAACAGTTTGTCCAGCAACCTCGCCAACATTTTGTCCGATATTAAATCCATCCCACTCTCCTTTTTCAACTTGCCATGCACCGTATGTATATGCGTTAGCCATTGCTTGATATAAACAATCTATACGATTATACTTTGGTACAAATAATAAATGCCCAGGAGTACATGGATAACGATCACGAAATACTATAACATGGGTTTCATCTTGTGCTATATCATCCCATGGTGCTGTACTTTGTCCTAATGTATCTGGTAGATTGTTTGATATTTTCATCGAGGTGCAAATTCTTGCTGGAGTTTAATATTATCCATAAACTCTTTTTTTGTTCCAGGATCTGTTAAAAAAGATCCTTTTAATACTGTAGTCTGAGTCAATGAACTATGTGCCATAATACCGCGATTTTCGCAACATCCGTGAATAGCTTGAATGTAAACAGCCACATTTTCACTATCGGTCGCTTTCATTATTTCTCGGGCGATGTCGTTACACAGTTCTTCCTGCAAAGTACCACGGCGAGCACACCATTGAGCAATGCGAGTATACTTAGATAACCCAATAAGTTTATTTGCAGCAATAATTCCGATATATGCAACGCCAGACACAGGCTGATGATGATGACTACACATAGAGCGCAATTCACTACGGACAACCAGCATACCTGCATACCTGTCATCTGAGTCATTTGGAAATGCTGTTGCATCGGGTCTTGGTTCATATCTGCCTGCCATTATTTCGTTAAAATACATCTTAGCTAGCCGACGGGCTGTGCCATAACTATTAGGATCGTTTTCGCGATCAATTAATAGTGTGTCTAATACCTTTTCAAATGCGTCTGTTGCTTCGTTAATTAGTATACTTTTATCAGAGTCGCTGACATAATCACTGATGTTATCCCCAGCCCAAAAGCGTTTCTTATCACGCTTCATCTTAAAGCGGATAGCATCGGCTAAGGTTGCTTCCTCGTAACCTTTGTCACTCATATTCATTGCGGCATCTTCGTATCCAGGATGATATGGTGCTTCCTTAACTAAGTCAGGATTATTATCCATTGCTCTTTTTAAATCTTCTGTTGTAAATGTTGTCAATCTATTCTCCGAGTTATTTTGTGTGGTCGAGGATGACCAGTCTTGCTACTATTATATAGGTTATTTAGGCTATTGTCAATAATTATCGAGTATACCATGCCCACGCATGCCTAATCATATCTTCTAAATTGTATTTAGGACCCCACCCAGATACCTGTGCAAATTTACCTGCATCAGCAGTTAGCATACCTGGATCTCCAGCACGATTGCCGCCAAAACTAAGATTAACTCTTTGTCCAGTAACCATTTCGGCCATGCGTACAATTTCTAAATTACTTGATCCAGTTTTATTTCCAAGATTATAAACTCCACTGGGAATAGCCTGCCCGATAGCACGGGCATGGGCTTCGGCTAAATCATCCACATGAATATAATCTCTTACACAGGTTCCATCAGTGGTTGAATACTCTTGCCCGTATATAATAAAATCTGTGTTATCTCTAATACTTTCTAATACCCGGGCAATAATATGAGTGGCTCCGGGTGCTTGCCCGTGTTGTGCTGTAGGATCGGCGCCACAAGCATTGAAGAATCTAAAGGCTACATATTCTTGACCGTATGCTCGGTAGTAACTTTCCAATGCCCATTCAATAAACAACTTGCTTTGGCCATAAGGACTAATAGGTTCTGCTGGATCAATTTCCTGACATGGAACCATAATAGGATTACCATATGTTGCGGCACTACTACTAAAGATAATCTTTGGATGCCATGTAAACTTATCTTTAATTTTATCTAGCAATCGTACAGTCTTTAATACATTATTGTTATAATACAATTGAGGATTGTCCATAGAAGGACCTACCAGACTAGTGCCAGCACAATGCACAATAGCATCTGCGTAGCCTTCTATGACTAAATGATCAAATGCATCACTGTCAAAATCAGCCTGCTCAAACCAATCAAATTTTCCTATTAGGTGATCAGGCAATATTTGGTCATCAATACCAATAACTTGATAACCTTGTAATTTTAGTTTAAGTCCAATCTGCCCACCAATATATCCAGCGGCGCCGGTTACAATAATTGTACTCATCTATATTTTGCCTCGGCTACATGATCACGATAACGATTACCGGCACGATTCCACTGCTCGCCGTTGCCTTCTAAAATATCTACAATACGATCTACTGTGCTATCAGTCCAATTGCTAATTTTACCTTGATTTGGATGTGGTACTTCTAACAAATTAATTAACTTATTACTAGCATCTTCTAAAGACCAAGGAATGTAAAGTCGGTCAGGGTCATTAGCAAAAGTTTCAGGGAAAGACCGATAAGCAGGGTATAAAACATTACACCCAAGAGTATCTGCTTCGGAGACTGTGTTGGAAACCCAATCTTGAAGGGCGCAATTAAACAGCACACGACTATCATTAACAAGAGAATAGTAATCATTTTTCTTTAAGTTCTCATAAATTTTAATCAATCCACGACCTTCTAAATTTCTAGCGCGATCTATATACTTCTGATTATTGCTACGCAATGGGCCACCTTGGAAAATAGCAAACTCTACAGGGTATGAGCCATGAGTTGCCCACCACTCGGCTAAATCCATAAAAAAGTCTGGTTGTTTTTCTTGGTCAAATCTAGCAGCAAATCCTACACGCATCTTGCGATCTGCAAACGGTTTAATATTTTGCAAGCCACCTATACGCTCTAAGACTTCTTCTTTGCCAAATGCTAGGCCACTGATATTGTAGATGGGAGCTTCCCAACCTGCGATACGCATATGAGCCACCATCTCTTCGTTGGTTGCTAATACACCTGTAGCAAATTCATTAACCATTTTTTCATAGATGCCCATCCACTTAGCCATACCCCATACATGAACAAAGTCATCCGGATCAATGGCCTGAGCAAGACAGCGAACAAAAATACGGGGACGCTGAGTAGGATCAACTTGATCGAGAATATAAGGTAAGCTCTCAATACCGGGTTGAAACATGTCTTCAAAGTAGATAACATCTTCATGGGTGACTTCTCCGTTTCGCATCATTTGAACTAGGTTCATCATCTGGCTCATACCAAAGAAACTACGACCATGTGCATCGAGCACTTGGCCTACACTGATACTTTGTGTGTTGTCAATAGTGGTACCTGGAACATAAACCACATCCAAGCCACGACGATCAAACACACGCCGGTTCCATTCTGTGAGCTGTAGAGTATAGCGGGCTTCGTACGACTCAAGACCCATATAGAATAACTTACGCACGGCGATGTCCTGCCAGTCTGCGGGCATCTTCTTCCCACATGTTCTTGGCATTTTTACCTGAAGTAAATTTATTATATTGTTGCCAAGCATAAGCCTTGAAGTTGTACAAATCGTTCTCGTTATAACGATAACCATAATCTACACAAAATTCTAAAAATTTTGTAAGATCGTCATGAACTGCTAATGCACGAGGGTTGGGTTTATACGCAATCTTTCCCATTTTATTTCCTTAAAATTTAATACTATTTGTTGGACGAGTGAGTTCATACTTAATGAGGCAGCCATTCTCGCCATCTTCGGCTACTTCAATCCATACAGCACGATCAGGATACCTGGCGGCTATTTGTAGATACAAGTCATCTGCGATCATTTCGCATGACTTAAAGTCAAGTTCTAAAATGGAACTTTGATTATTGTTGTTGGAGGAATAGAGATT